ACCTTTTAAATAAAGTACCCTATGTCAAGGGGGCCTGGGATTGCGACGATTTCAGCGCTGCTCTTGCTCAGCATGCCAGAACAGAAAGAAGAAATGAAAAGCCCTGGCCTTTTTTCGAGTGTTGGGTTACACGGCTGAATGGCAAAGACACTGTACACGCAGTTAATCTGGCACTGACAGTAGAGGGCCTGTATTTCATTGAACCGCAGCGGGATACGTTTCGATTGGCATCTGCTGAAGACGATAAACCATACTTCATACGATAGTGGGGAATTGAATGGCTGATAATCACGGAAAAGTAATAGACACGCGGGATAAGTCCCTAAAAGCATCGGATTCCCTGCTTGCGGAAGCCCAAACTCGCTTCAATGACGTAGTTACGTCAGAGCAGTATAACCGCGAACAGGGTTTGGATGACCTTCGCATGCTGGGTGGCTTCGACCATTGGGATGCCACTACCGTCACTGAACGTGAAACCGATGGTCGCCCGGTACTCACCATCAATAAACTCCCCTCCTTCGCCAGCCAAGTATCTGGTAACATCGCCCTGAACAAAATATCCATCAAGGTAGTACCCTACGGTGAGGGTGCCACCAAACAGCTTGCCGAAACACTCAATGGCCTTATCCGCAATATAGAGAACGTATCCAACGCGGAGGTTGCCTACCAGACCGCAGCCGATTCCGCGATAAACAACGGCTTTGGGTACTTCCGTGTAGTTAAGGGTTTTATTGACGAGGATACGTTTGAGCAGGAACTCCGCATCCAGCGTATCCGCAACCCATTTACCGTCTACATGGACCCTCTATCTGAGGAACTGGATGGCCGCGATTCCCGTTTTGCCTTTGTCACCGAAATGGTACCCCGCGCTGAATACAATAAACGCTTCCCCGGTAAGACCATAACCCCCTACTCCTCCAACAACGATGTAGATGCCCTCTGGTTTGAAGAGGATCTGGTGCGCGTGGCTGAATATTGGGTGCGCCGTCCTGAAACCCGAACGCTAATCCTGCTCTCTGATGGCCGTACCATCGATAAAGTCCATTGGGAGGATATGCAGGACGAGCTTACTGCTGCCCAGAAGACAATCCACGCCATTCCAAATCCGGAAGGTGGAAATCCCCAGATAGTTGAGGGTCCGGCACCTGAGGGTAGTGGATATCCTGAGCAGATAGTGAACCCAATACCAACTATTCAGCGCGAACGTGAAATACCCAGCAGCTTCGTCGAACATTACCTCCTGGATGGCTCCCAGATATTGGAAGGGCCGACTCGCTGGGACGGTAAGTTCATCCCCATCATTCCGGTAATGGGTAAGGAGCTTATAATTGAGGGTAAACGCTTCCTCTACTCCGCTTTCCGTCACGCTAAAGACCCCCAGCGCATCTACAACTACATGCGTACTGCGGCGGTGGAAACTACAGCTCTCGCCCCCAAAGCACCCTATATGATGGAAGAGGGTCAGATTGGTAACTATAAGACCACTTGGAAGAGTGCCAACAGAAAGAATCTCCCCTACCTTCCCTATAAGTATGTAAAAGGTGTACCACCCCCGGCCCGTCAGATAGTAACCCAAACTGCAGTAGGTGAAATTACCGAAGCCAACCTGAGCAACGACGAGATGAAGGCTACCACCGGCATCTTCGACGCTTCCCTGGGTGCCAAGGGTAATGAAACCTCTGGCCGCGCTATCCTCGCCCGCGATCGCAAGTCCGACATCTCCAATATCACCTTCCCCGACAACTTACGCCGTGGAGTCCAGTTCTGTGGTGACATCCTGCTCGACCTTATACCGAAGACTTACGATACTGCCCGTCAGATAGTAGTCCTCAACAAGAAGGACGAGGAAGAGTTCGTACCCATTAACCAGACAGTATTCGACGCCTCTGGTAAGAAGGTAATAGTTAACGATATGACGTTGGGTAAATACAAGATAGTATCCAGTACCGGACCCTCCACCACCACCCAGCGTGTGGAAGCAGCAGAGGGCATGCTCGATTTCGTCCGGACTGCCCCTGAGACAGCCTCGTATATCATCGACCTGATAGCTGAGAGCCAAGACTGGCCCGGTGCACAGAAGATCGCGGAGCGTCTCAGGAAGACACTACCCGCTGGTATCCTCAGTGAAGAGGAAGGAGGGGCACCACCCCCGCCTCCGGACCCGATGCAGCTTATAGAGTCCCTAACTAAGGCACTGAAGATGCAGGGGGAACAACTGAATAATCAGAAGAAAGAGGCGGATATAGAGGAAGCAAACCGACAGAAAACCGAAGCTACTGCGGAAGAGGTGAATGCAGAAATGCAAGGTGCGGTAGTAGGGCTTCTGGAACAACTTGGAATACTACCACAGGAAGGAGGAGCTAATGGCGGGCAAGGTGGACCACAGCAATCTTAGGGACGGGGATATTAACGCCCTGAGGAGCAAAGCGAAACTGGAAGGTAAACCTATCAAATCCACAACCATTTTTCGCGGCAAGGAACACATTTTCTATACGGTGGATAAGGAAGGTCGCTGCCACCGGGAAGAGTAACTACTAACCACTAAATCGTACTCAGCGAATCTGAGGCGCAACAAGGAGGCAATATGACCGGACCACAGGACACATTGATAGCAGATGAAGAAACAGAAACCACAATCCCACCGGGTGGGGATACACCCGCAACTGGCGCTGAAGGTGGGGAATCGTCACCCCCGGAAAAAGATGCTACACAGCTACGAATCGATGAATTAACGCGGGAGAAACATGAGGCACTCAGAGAAAAGGCGCGGGCTGAGGGTAGGGCAGAAGCTGCAGAAGCACTTGCGGCCAAGGCTGCTACCCCCGTCATTCCGGAAGTCGAAGAGAAGGAACTCGATCCGGAAGACTTCTCGTCCGATGCCGACTACCTTCGTGCCGTCGCTACCCAGGAGCGGGAAAAAATCCGCGCTGAGGGGGAAGAGGCAAGAAAGCGGGAAGCTGCGGACGCGGTTACGCGTACCAACCAGCAACTGGTTACAGATGCCACCGCTAAGCATGCTGACTTCCGTGAAGTTGTATTCAACCCTGACGTCAAAATATCCACGGATATGTATGATGCCGCTAAGGGAGACAACTTTATCGACGTGCTGTACCATCTTGGTAAAAACCCTGTGGAGGCTGCTCGTATTTTTACGCTGCCGCCCATCCAACAGGCTAAGGAAATTGGTAAAATCGAAGTTAAAATTACAACAACTCCGGTCCAGAAGACCGACACCAATGCTGGTGACATTCCAACCACTTTAGGTAGTGGACACACCCCCACGACTAAGGCTGATGCCGATAAGACGAGGGACGAACTCCACGCGGATTGGAATAAGGAACCAGCTCCTTGGTGATAAGGAGAATAGAAAATGGCTAATACTTTACTCACACATGATATGATCGCGGAGCGCTCCCTGTTCGACCTCCAGAATCAACTGACCATGGGGAAACACGTATACCGTGGTTACAACTCGGAATTTACCGGTGATGTAGCTGGATACAAAAAGAACAACACTGTCCGTATCGCGCTGCCCAACAAATTCCGCACTAAAAACGGTGCTGCGATAGACAAAGTGAACGTTCTGGAAACCAATACCACCGTTACCGTGGACGTCCAGGAGCATGTTGCCTGGGATTACCCGGAAGCTGATCTTACCTTCAAGATCGCGGACTTCTCCCGCAAGTACACGCGGCCCACTGCCATCGCCCTGGGTAACATCGTTGACCTTAAGGGTTGCGAGGAGTACGTGAACATCTACAACGAGGTTGGTACCCCCGGCACGACACCTTCCACTTACAAGGTGCTGACGGATGCTGCCCTCCGGATGGATAACGAAGCGGTGCCGCGCACTGACCGCCTTACCGTCTTTTCACCCAAGGCTCACTGGTCCATGGCTGATGGTGAACTGAAATCCGTCTTCCAGGCGCAAATCGTCAAGGATCTCGTCTCCAAGGGGTTCGTAGGCCGTTTTGCCCTGATGGATTTCTACATGGATCAGAACATCCAGACCCATACGGTTGGCCTCTGGGACACCGGCTCTACTGGCGTCATGAATGGTGTAACTGCGGAAGGTGCCACCAGCCTCGTAACTGATGGTTGGGCTGCCACCACTGCCATTCTGAAACAGGGCGACATTATCACCATTGCTGGTGTCTATGGCGTTAACCCGATTTCCGGTCAGGTGTGGGAAGGTAACGAGCTGAAACAGTTCGTCGTCACTGCGGATACCTCCAGTGTGGCTGCGGATGCCACCATTCCCATTTCCCCCACCATCTACAGTTCCGCTGCTACGGAAGATTACCTTCCTTACCAGACGGTAGGGTCTGTTCCCGTTGGTGGTGCTGCCATTACGGTTGTCGGTACGGAATCCACTGGCTACCCGAAGAATCTGTGCTTCCATCCTGATTGCTTCGCCCTGACCTGCGTACCTTTTGCACGTCCGAAGTCCGCTAACCAGTCGGTAATGTGGTCCCAGGCCTCCGATCCTCAAATGGGGCTTTCCATCACGGTGGCGACGGGGTTCACCCTCGGTACCTACGATGAAACCACGCGGTCCGATATTCTCTTCGGGTGGGATACCATCCGGCCTGAATTGGGGTGTCGCGTAACTGGCTAAGTTCGATTTCCGATAACGGGGATTAACCAACCCACTAAACACTACATAAGGAGTACAAATTATGTTTACAGTATTCAGTAAATGGTTTGGAAATCGTATGGTGCCCATCCTCAGTGTAACATTGATGATTGTCCTTATGGTTTCCTTTTTCGCTACTGCGGGCCTCCGGGACCGGTCTTCACTGATCGAACTCTACGGATCGAAGAATGCCGCAGGTAACTATATCTATTTCCCTGAAATCTCCTCCGCACCCTCTACCCCCGCTTCGGGTTGGGGTGCTGTGTCGGTTCGGGGTAATGATATTTACTTTATAGATGACGCTGGTGCAGAAACCAGTATGATTGGTGCCGGTGGCACTGGAGTCGCTAACCTGGATGAAGCCTATGATGGTGGTGGGGCAGGTGCTGGCCACGAGATAGCTGTGGACCAGGACGAAGTTCTGCTTACCGGCACTAATGCGGGCAATAACGTTCTTGGCATCAGTAACTCCGGAACCGGCAATCTGATCAACCTGACCAACACCGGGAGCGGCAAAGACATCGACGGCACAGGCAGCACATGGTCTTTTACAGCAGCGGGTCTTCTTACACTAGAGAACGGCCTCACGATCGACAATGCGGCCAATGGTGTTCTGGAGCTGAACGAGGCCGGGGAAGACTTACTGGTGACTTTCGACACAAATCTCCTGGATCTGTCCTCGACTACCGGTATCCTGCAGGTGGACCTCTTCGATGGGGTAGCCACCACGCTGACTAAGGCGGCTGATGGAGCGGATGATGACTTCACTATCTCAGTTACTGGTGCTCAGGATTCCAGTCTGAAATTGGCCTCCTCCGGTACTGCAGCTGATGCCATCTCCCTCATAACTTCTGCTGGCGGTATAGACATCACCGTCGCGGGGGGTGCGGCTGGGGAGGACATCGACATTACCACCGATACCTCCATCAATCTGGCCACTACTGAGGACGCTGCGTCCACCATCACGTTGGTAGCTAACGGTGGAACGTCCGAAACCATAGTGGTCACTAACACTCAGGGAACTTCGGATGCGTCCATTGACGTGAACGCTACTGCGGGTGGAATTGATATGGATGCTGGTAAGTCCATTACTATCACGTCCGCTGAAGCTCAAGCAGATGCCATCGTTATTTCGGCCTCAACTGCTGTGGGTGGAATCGACATCACGTCGAACGCAGATATCGACATTACTACCACTGGTGCCGCCGCTGAAGATATTACTATCGACAACTCCGGCGGTTCGGTGAACATCATCGCTGATGAAAATCAGGTGAACGCTATTGTAATTGATGCTGAGAATGCTGCTGGGGGTATCGATGTTGATGCCGGTACCGGTGGTATTACGGTAGATATTACTGGTGCTGCCGACTTCCGCGTAGATAGCTCTGCTGGGTCTATCGTTCTGGTGGGCGCTCAGGCTGCGGTTGATGCAATTACCATCGACGCTGAAAATGCTGCTGGTGGGATAGATATGGACTTCGGAACCGGGGCTATGACGCTTACCGGAACCGGAGTAGCCGCTAACCTGACAATCGATGCTGATGCACTTTCCCTGGATTGTACTGATTCATCTAACATTACTGTAACCTCAAGCGCTGGCGCGGAAGACCTGACAATCTCTCAGGTTGGTGCCAATGATTCCAGTATTTTAGTTACGGCGGCTGGAACTGGTGCGGATGCTGTTTCAGTAATTGCCACAGCGGGTGGGGTAGATATTACATCTGCCCTTAACTTAGATCTTACTGCTACAGCGGCAGTTAATATCTCTGGATCTCTGGTTAATGCTAGTATCCAGGATATTGCGGCTGGTGGAACTACTACGGTAGCTGTTCTTACCAATCAAGTATTTACGGTTGGAGCGGATGCTGGCGGTGATATTGTTACTCTCGCTGCTGGAACTGCAGGGCAGATAGTATATTTTATCTGTGAGGATGAATCGGGTGTAACTACCATAACCCCCTCTACATTTAATGGGGGATCGAGCATAACATTTGATGCTCTTGGTGATTCAGTGACACTTATTTACACCGCTGGTACAGGGTGGAGTATAGTGGGTGGTAATTCATATACCATCATTTAATAACCAACGGATACTAGAGGAGGGGAGAAGCGTCTTTTTTTTCTTTTCTGGTATCCTCACCCTTTGTGACTAAGGACACGGTGCGCTGTGCGTTGTGCGCTAAAACCAAGGAGGTAACATGCCGAAAGTAAATCATTATAAAGTAGCTCCAACGTGGCTATATCACGACGATAAGAAGGAGAAAATATTCAGCACCCAGGCTGAGGTAGATGCGGCGTGGGAAGATGGATGGTTTCGACCCCCGTGGCTGAAAACCGGGATGCCGAAGCCGACAGACGGTTTCCTAATCTCCGATAAAGTATTTAAAACCAAGAGATTGCTTAAAGAGGCTGTGGAAGCGGACGAACGCTATGCCGGTCTGAAGATCAATCTCAACAGCTCGGTTGCTACTACTCTGGAAAAAGTTAAGGCTTTTGAAGAAGCAGCCGGGATAGCCGGGGAGTAAATATGCCTATTTCCTTCAATGATGTGATGGAAGAGGCCATGATAGAAATCGGGGTGCTGGCTATTGGGGAACCGATACCAGCATCCAGATCAGCATTCGTCCAGCGTAAGGTAGCTGATATGCTGGAGTCATGGTCACTGGACGG